TTCTTCTTTAGCTTCTTTTTGCTCCTGAATTCTAGCAATGATGTTTTTAACTTCTGTAGCATTCTCTGTAGTGAGAATTTCTGTAGCCACTCTTAAATCTCCTCCACTATTTTGGATAATAGGTTGAATTAAGTTTTTCAATTGACTAATAATCTCTGTATCTCTTAATGTATTAGTAATAAATACTTTATAGTTATAATTTGCGAAATCTGCCACCTCTGTATTCAATGTAGCTATACTTAAATCTGAAAGAATATAAGAAGCCTTTAATGGGTTTTCTTTATAGATTACTTTGCATATTTCAATATAGTTCTCAACGGTTCTTTCTTTTACATAATTATGCATGTAGAACCATTTCTCCGTTTGATTAGAGGATTGTATAATACTTTGTTGGTTATTGCCTATAGATTCATAAGGAGATTGCTGTCCTAGTCTACCAGGGTTATAGCTCATAGACTGTGCCATTTTTTTCTCAATATACTCTAATAGTTGTATTTTTTGATTTATTTCTTGTGCGTGAGATAGGTTGATAGATTTCCAATAGTTAGGATCTACTCCCATATTTCTTAAATCTCCTTCTTTAGAAGCACTAATTAAAGCCACCTTGAATTTCTTAATATAAGTCATCCACTGTGTAGGAGTCATTTCCTTTGGAATTTGTTCTTGTAATCCTAGCAATACATTACCTATATCTGTCTTCATCAATTCAATAATTTGATTGATAACTACATTGTACAAGAACTGCCAAGGTTTCCCTAAGTCAGCAATTGCTATAGGGGCGGAGTTTCTTGCCGAATAAACAGAGCCTGTATAAGGACCTCTAATTTGAAAAGGGTTGTCAACGTCTCTATATTGATTAGGAATAGGTTCAACTTTTATATAAATCTTTGGATTGGTGAATATTTTATATCCATGCCAGAATTCAGGTATCCATAAAATTTCTTGCTTAACGTCTGTTTCTTTGTTAAAAACATAAGTTTCATCCGCAATAGTTTTTTCTAGGGTGCCATTTTCATTTAACCTAAAGATATATTTAATTTTTTTCAAAGACTTCCAAACAACATGCGTTACTCTAAGTCTTCTAATTTTAAAATTATCACTGTAATTATCTTCCCAAGGGTCTACCCAGCTAGGAGTAGCTTCGGAATCTGTAGGATTCATAATAGCGTTAGGAATAATTTCCCACACCTTAGAATCTGAAGGAGAGTTTAATGTAGACTCATATTTGTCAAAAACTTCTCTTTCTTCTTCGGTAATTATATTACCAAATTTTTGATATATCTCGTAAATAGATAGATACTCGTCATAAGTACACCAGTCTGCTTCATCCAAGAAGTCCACATCTTTTGACTTAGCATAGTTGAAATACAAGGGATTACAAGCTCTGATAGTAGGTCTACCATTTAACTCTCCTGTCCAATATACTTCTTCTCCTGTAATAATTACATCTTTCCAGCCTTTATCAAAAACTTTTTTAATTCTATCTGTACGAATATGGTATTGTAATAGCTCATCTGTAAGCTTCTCTTCAGGTAATCTAAACCCTTTAGCCATGTAAGTTTCTACCTCCACTGGAGTCATTTTATTAATGGTTTCCTCAAGCTGTGCATCTAGATTAGCAGTAATTTCTTGTAGCTTTTCTAAATACTGAGGGTCCATTGAAGGGTCCATCTGGGCTTTTATTTCTTCTAGTCTTTTTTGATTAACTGCTTTTGCTTTTAAAAGCAATTCTTGTCTTACAATCTTAGAAGTATTCTCAATTAAAAGCTCTCTACGCTTTCTTTGTCTAACTGACTCACTTGTAGAGTTTGTACTAACCACTCTAAGATTAAAAGGTCTTTTTATCTCCTCTCCTTCTAGATCGTGTAATACGTTTTGTAATATAGGAAAATGTATAAAATCACTTTGATTGATTTCTATTTCTGGAATATCCATCCCTAATTCATTCTCAATTATATTCCCTGTATTTATATAACTGGTAAAATCCATTCTACCGTTATACAGTTCGTAGTTTATCTTGAATTTTTCTTTTCTCTCGTTATAATAGTTGTATTGATTGCATAGGTAATCCATTCTCTGCCTTGCCCAGGCATAGTTATCAGCTATTTTTTTCTTATAACTTAGCCTATCACTTCCAGGCATGTTTAAGAATTGTGCGGTTAAACTATCGTTTATTACCATTTTTAGTTTATTTAAAAAAACAAAATTAATTAAAAATTATTTTTTTATAAAATTTATTTTAATATTTCAGTAAATTAGTGTTTTTTAACTGGTTATTATATAAGTCTTTATAAAAATCATTTGAAGTTTTTTTCACTATGTCTTCAGACTCTTTTATAACCATTTCTTTATCTTGCTCTAGCCAAAGCATTAATAACAGGAAAGCAGACACACGGTCAAAGTTTCCCTTATCGTTGAATTGTACAAGTTCTTCTAATAGCAAATCATCTTTAATAGTGTTTAAGTTTCTCACCACTATTTCTCTCTTAGTCCCATCCTCTAGCTCTTCTGCATATTTTTTCTTCTCCTCCAACAACCATTGTTGTGCCAATCTTAAAGCATATTGCTTCAAAGGGTTTGTCATTGGAATTCCCACATCATACTTTAATGTGGGGTCTTTTATAGCTTTCTCAATTATTTGTTTTGGGGTGGAGGCAAGTATATGGTAGTTTCCTGTACGCATACAATAATTCTTAAAGTCAATAATGTTATTCTCAAACATCACTTGAGCATTAAAGTATTTAGCAGCCAATACACAATTTAAATGTATTTCTTCAGGCATATCATATCTTCCTACCCACCAAGCCACAATTTCATTACCGTTATTGTCTAAGGTATTATTAGACTTGTAAACGTAAATTGCTGCTAATGAGGTACCTCCGCCTTCATCTCTAATAGGGTCATATACAATTTTAAATAAATTAGGGGGTATAATTCCCACTGGAGGGTGCTCATAAAATTCCCAAGCACTTTTTAAATCTGACTTAGAATCATGCGGAAATCTATCTATAGGTCTTAAATCAAAGTTAGGCTTAAATTTAACACCTGTAATAAAATCAGGGTCTTCAACAAGGTTTCCCAATGTTCTTAAATGTTTTTTAAACTGGTATCTATCATTGGAAGCTTGTTGTTCTCTGAGCATAACGATAGGGAATTTATTACCTGTTTTTGAGAGAAACATTTCAGAAGGCTTAATTGGCCTAGACATAATATACTCATCATAAGCAGAAGTATTATTAGCTTGCTTCTTTTCTTCACGTCTTTCCATCTCAAATTTAAGAGAGGTGTCTACATCCGTATTACCATTTTCATCTTTATATGCTAAATTGGTGTAAATAGCTGGAAGAAAGAAGCCTATAGTTCCTCTTCCTTCATAAATATCTTTAAATCCTAGAAAATCATAAGCCTCAGGGTCTCTGAATATAATCTCAGACTCAATAACTTTATCCATATCCCCACCTGTTCCTAAATATAAGGAAGATCCAAACTTACCTGCCCCCATATCTTGCGTAGACTCATTCGCTCCATGTACGGTGAGAATCTTATCTTCCAAACCCACCTCTTCTACCACTAGGACATTGTAACGACCCCCAACGGCTGCTTGCTTATTGTCTTTATACGTTTCATGTATCAACAAGGACCCTGTACCTTCTTTTACTAGAGAATTTCCTATCTTTTTCTCATACTCAAACCTATAAGGATTTTTAGAGTTACCTACCTTCAATGTTCCTGAAAAAGTCCTACTAAAAGGAGAAGGAAAATAATCCCTGTCAAAATACTCCCCAGGAAGATTCTTTAAAGAGTTTGAGAATTTATCTAAAAGCTGAGAAGATTTTCCTGAACTAGCTGACCCGCAAAATATTTCCACTTTATTCCTACCTGATAGATAATCCTCCACGGTCTTTGCCCCGTCTGACAACCATTCATGCTCCATTAACGCTGATGCCATAAAGCTTTTTCCTCCAGACCTAGACCCTAACACAAAGAGGTTCAATGCGTTATTCTCATATAAAGGATTACCAAGAGGTTTATCATGGGTTCCATTAAGATATTCTAAAGGATCTACATAAGTCTTTAAGGTGCCATCTTTCTTATAACAATTATCAGTGAGGTTATTTAAAAATTTAAGAGGAATATCAGGAAGACTATTGTTTAACAATTTATCTTGCTTTAACTTTGCAGTCCAATTACAGGTGTATTCATCATCCTCATCAAACCCACTAAAGCCTCTACAAATAAACCAACAATTTAAAATTGTCCAGTTTATATCCAATAGGCTAGGCCTAGATTTAATACGTTGCTTACCATCTTGAATAGTGATGGTGTGATAGTTGGCAAAGTAGTTTAATTGAGGGTTCATGTACCTCCAACGCAGTCCTTCAGGAGTTTGTTCCTCTCTCCACATCCCTAAAATAAATTCCTCAAGTTCTTTAGTCCAATATTCAGAATAAGCTGTACTATGAGGGTGTAAAACAGGATGGTTTTTAATAAAAGGAGTATTGTCATATATTTTTGGAAAAATATAAGAAGTATCTATAATCATTGTTTTGGCGGACCAGGTTTTATGTCTAAACTATTTTTTTTGTCACCAGATAGGTTAGTAAAATTTTTAAAAAAATTATTCATTATAAAATCTGTATTTATAGGAATAATTTTAATTTCTATAGATGGAGTTATAATGTGCTCAAAATCATCAAAATTTTTTAGAGTTTCTCTAATAATTTTTTTTGTTTCTTTTGCGTTATCAACACCTTCTACTTCAATTACTTTATCTTCCGTATCAATTAATATTATCATCTGTTGTTTGAGGGTCTTGCTTGGTTTTTTCTTCCATTTCTTTCTGCCAAGCAGCTTGTTGGGCTTTATTATACGTTTTCATAATACTTGAATACCAAAAATATCTCCCTTCTTTTAAAGAAAATCTTTCTCCTGGTTTTGGCTGATTATAAATATTTGGTTTATTTACTGGGTACATACTTTTTAGTTTTATAAATTATTGTTTTGTGTGTGTTGTTTATTTTTTGCTTGCTTTGCTTACTAATTTCTCAGTGAAAGATTCTTCTCTTCCTCCTCTAGCCCTAGTTTCAATGTTCTCATCTTGGTATTCCTTGTAAACCTTTCCAAAAGATTCCCAGATAAGCTTGGAGTCTTTCATCATCTTATCAAGGGCTTCAAAGGTATCTAAGCTATAAGAAAGGGTTTCTAAGAACTTATTTCTCTCCTCTATCTTATCCTGCCATACCTTCAACTCTCTTTGTATCTTTGTCATCACTACCTTTGGATAGGCATCTATCAAGGCTTCGTGATGGTCAAAATCAAAAGAATCTTCTTTTAAAAAGTATTTTTTAATGTCTTCTGCTCTTTCGTCTTTTCTAAGTCTAATCTTTGGAGACTTTATATCACAAAAAAGATATATGGCCCACATTACTTCTGAAGTGTAGTCCTTGTTCTCTGAAGAATTATAAAAATTATCAAAAGGCTCTGTAAATTTAAATTCAGGATTCACTTCCCAAAATAAATTTCTATTAACCTCATAATCAAAATTCTGCATTAAATAATAATCCATCGTCTGTGTTTTTATTATTAAATAAATAGAGATTCTTTGTGTTTACCTTTTCTCCTGTTTCCTTATCTGTAAACTCTTTTACAATAATTTCCTCAGTTTCGTAATAGTTTCTCTTTATCTCGTCTCCTTCTCTTATTTTCCTAATAGCCACTAAAGAATGTCCCTCTACTCTTACGTTGGGGTCAAAGGAATGCTTAATGTATTTTACAATAGGGTCTAGCACATGGTAATTTACGTCTAATTGTATTGTGTGTTGAGTAGGTATCTTTGATTCTTCGCAACATATAAACAGAACAGTCTCGCCAGTAAAGAAATCCCTTGTAGAATGTACTTGTTTTAGTCTTTTACTTTTTCTAATTTCAAAATGATTATTATGGTTACTCATGTATTATTCTATCTTTAAAAATCTCTAATAAATCATTATAATATAGGGTTATGTCTTCTCCTTTTAATAGTTTTTTTAGTTGCTTCTGCTCTAAGGGTAGTTTTAACAAAAGGTCTTTAAATTTATTATTTGCTGATCTAAGTTTTAATTCTTTTTTATCATAAATAGGAGTTTCATTAAGGTCCACTAAACAATCTATTCTTGGAAAATGAACAATAGCCCTCATTGATTTATCTAAAAAACAAATTGGAGCGGTAGTGTTCATTAATAAGAAAAATCCTGCACTTGAGCATTCCTCAATAGGGTAGAGAACTATATCCTCATAATCCTCAATAGCTTTAGATAAAGGATGTACAAAACTTGTATAACCTCCAGGAGTGTTAATGAAAAAATTAATAGGTAAATCATTATTATTTAAAAATGTTAAGGCATCATTAATTGCTGATAACTCAAAATCATTATGAAAAATATAAGTTAATCTTTTATTATCTACAATTAGTTCCATAATAAAAGTTTAAGAAATAATGTTTTTTGTAATTCTAAGAGATATTGCTGTAGCATTACCATGGACATAAATGAACTTATCTGAAGGAGTGCCTAGTTGAATACTAAAATTTAACTCATTGCTTTCTCCTGGCTCTATAATAGTTCCTGTATTGATTCCTGAAGGAGTGGTACATCCACAACTTTTAGAAACACTTTGGCATACAAAGGTTTCATTCCCTATGTTTTTTACTAATGCTTTTCCGCTTACAGTGTCATTTCTTCTACCTGTAACCAATACTACGTCTGGTTCAAATACCACTGTGGTGAGCTTTAAGTTTGGGTTGATATTATCTGTCATTTTATTAAAAATTTATATTGTTTTCTAATTTAAACTTCTCCCACTCCTCTTCTCCCATCATATCAGGGAAGCAAGGATTTTCCTTTCTTTTACACCCGTCTGTACCGTAATATAGGTCGGGGGTTTCACACCCACATTCTAAGCAGCTACCATTTACAGTGCATTCTTTAGCCACTTCTGCTCTCCAGAGCACTTGTTCTTTTTCACATTCAGGCAAAAAACCTGCCTCCCTGACTTGTGCAGAGAGGAAGTTTTTTACATTCTTAAAATTAATCTTTGCAGGATTAGCTGCATTTGGATTGGCAAACATATTGAAAATTATTTATAGGCTTAAAACATCCCAATTTTCCATAAACCCTTCTCCTGCCATTTTTTCAACTTCTTCCTCTTCTTTATCCTCTTCTTCTTCCATTTCTAAAGGGTTTTTTTCAAAATACTTTTTAATGCAAGAATACTCATCTCCTCCATCTAAAGAATATTTATCCACTGTTAAAAGCCATCCGTTGCTGATTTT